ATTTTCATAATCTTGCATATATGGAGGTTGCCACCACCATCTTACCTCAGCCATAACTCTCCTATAAGTTTCTTAGTAATGCAGCTATCTCTTTACTAGGTAAAACCCTATACATAGCCTGTAAGACCATATCTGCATCATTTGTCATAAAAGGTGCATCAGTTGGACTAAGTCTTGTTGTAAGAGCTTCTAGAGGTTCCTCAGTGGCTCTGTAAGCATCTTTTATTAAGTTACCTAGGTTCTGTGATTGAACTGGTACATTTTGCAGTTTGCCTACATCAGGCTCATCTATTTTTTCCATAGGTGCTGCACCTTGTAATCTATCTAGTTCTGTTGCTTGACTATAGAATTCTGATTGAAATTCTCTTTTTGGTTGTCTGTCTCTACCCAAAGTTATAACCTCCATTATTGTCATCAGGAGTAAAGACTATATCTATTCTCCCCATGCCTGGAATGTATGCGACTGTAATTACATCAAAATGAGTGTAATCTAACAAATGTCCATCCTGGTCATCTAGTAAGTACTCCTCATCATAAACTATTTCTTCAGGAAAGTTTTGTGCAACTATCCTAGCAAACTCTATATCTGCTGGTTCAGGTATAGCAGCCATTATACACCTCCCAGTAAAGCAGCTAAGTTAGGTGGACCTTGTGGTCCAGCTTGTCCTTGCTGTGACATCATTTGTTGTTGCAACATAGCTTGTTCTTCAGGACTTGGCTCTTCACCACTAGCACTAAAGAATTTTTCTAAGATACTACCAATACGCTTTGGATTATTATATATCTCTACAATAGCCATCATTGCTCTTTTATCACCCTGTTGAGATTGTTGTAATAACATCTGATATAATATATCTTCTGTTTTTTGTTTTGTAATTCTTTCATTAATCTGTTGCAAGTTCTCTAAACCATCCATTTCTTGTTGCATAGTTTCTCTATCTATAATTCCTGCTTGCATTAACTGTAATCCTGTAATTATTTTATTAGGTGCATCAAATGAAGCCATAGCACCATATTTTCTTTTTGTTACATAGTTCATGTCTATATCAGTATTAGGTGTATAACTTTCAGAAAATGCTGCACCTTTGTATGTACCTGTAAGAGGTTTTCTTTTATTACCAAAAAGTACTTCATCTAGTTCTAATCTTTTAGCATCTATTTCTTGTAATGCATATTCAAGTATTGTGTGATACTCACTAACCATTTGACTTACGCCAGACTCCAGTTCTTCTAGACCTCTACCAGTTACAAATGAGTTGGGTGAGATAGCATCATCTTGAACTGGATATCCAGCGACAACTCTTAATTGCCTTTCTAATCTACCAACAGCTTCAAATAACTGATATGGTAGGTTAGTCACAGGTTTTACTACTTGTGAACCAGGTGTTAAATAATTAATTGCATTTCTGCCTTTTCTATATTGTCCTGATTCTATTTCTCCAACTATGTTTGTCTCTGTAAATACAGCATCCTCCATAGCAATTACAGACAAAATGTTTATTTTTGCCATAGATGCCATAAGTCCGACTACTTGGTCAAACTGTCCTTGTAATCTATCAAAGCTAAATCTTTTTGCTACAACAAATGCTGGTCCTGATTTAAGTGGATTCGGTACAAAGTCAACTATTTTCTTAGAAGCAACATGCACAACATATGTACCTTCTATGTTCATGTACTCTAAAATTACATCACCATTCTCATCTGAGTTTTCCCAGCTACCATCATCGGTATATCTTAGGTTGTAACTATCATATGATGTATCTTCACTATCTTTGTTTTCAAAGTATGTTTTAAGTTCAGGATACATATCTATAAGTTTTCTTATAGGAACTTTCTGAATTATTGCTAACTCATCAGGTTGTTGTGTATTTCCAAAATAACCAGGAAAACAATCGTAAGGGTTTCTTAATTCTGCACAAGGATACATATGTCCATTCATATCCATCTTTGTTGTTATTACCCATACAGCAAAGCCATATCCTGGTAACCACCTAGCTACTTGTGGTAGTTGTAATTCTAAGCGTTGCATATTGTCATATGCAGATATAATTCTTTCTAGTTTATCTTTTTTGACTTTGTTTCTTTGTGAATCTCTAGCATTAGTAATGTGTACATCTAAAGAAGGTACTTTACCAATTTTTTGAGAAAGTCTATCTAATGCAGACAACATGAGGTTTGGTGCTGGTATAGTATGTGATTCATTATTATCTAATCCAGGACCAAGTAATTGTCTTATACCATCTTCACCACCATTTAAAATTGCTCTAAATCTTGCTCTGTCTATTAGAGCATCATCATGCATTCTTTTTAAGTAGGATGCTCTCTCAATAATTTCTTGCGGTTTCATTTAACTCCAAGGTGTTTCATTCCATTGTACACTATTATAGCCATCAAAACTAGGAGTGTACTCTATTCCTATATCAGCATAAACTAATTTTGTCAACTGTCTAATAACTTTCATAGGAAACCAACTTGCCATAACAACATCTGATTTGTAACCTCTACCGCCTTTACCTTTAGATGCAAAGTAAACTAATTGTTTTGTATAGGTTATAGATTTACTTTGTGCATCTGCATCGTAAAAAGGTAGTTGTATCATTTGGTCATTAAACATAGGTGCTAATGAAGTTACACCAAACTTTTCATCCCATTTGTTTTTATGTGTCTCATGACCTTCTAACTTTATACCTTGTATGTTGCAATACTCTTTTATTCTTTGGTCTTGTCTAATTGCTTTCTGAAAACCATTTTCTTCAATAACCCAGTGGTAACATCCATACTTTTCGTTCCAATTTTTTATTAAAGAAAATGCTTCATCTAATCCACCACCATGATGATTCTCCATATCTACCATAGTTAATCTAATTGCAGTAGAGTTTGTTTCTACAGCCCATAAAAAACCTGCCTGATAACCTGTAGCTGCAGGGTCTAGTCCTGCTACAAGATAAGAACCTTCAGGTATATAACCAAGACCCATATTAGGTACATAACATTTTTCTATCTGTTCAGGATTAAATAATCTAAGACTGTCACTATAGGCTTTGTTAAGATAAACCATTTCAAAGTTCTTAAGACCACCTGTAGTCATAGCATCACGCTTTCTATCCATTAACCATTTAAAAGTTCTTTTGTTACTCCATAACATACAATCAACATGGTCCTCTTCATCAAACTCTGCAATAGTACAAAGACTATCGTGTGCTTCTTCTACTATTGTTTCCCATGCTTCTGACTCTAATAAAGCAGAATATAAATCTTCAGGATGCTGTCTAGAACCTATAACTAACATTGCAGTATGTTCCTCTTTTCTAGAGCCAAGAGTTGTAGTCCACCAATTCTTTGTATTGTTTCTAGATGATGGTTGCATCGTAGAACTATGGTCCTCAATGTCATCTGCAATAATTATGTCACAGTCACGAGAAAGTATCTTACCACCTCTACCAATACCAATCATGGTAGGTGACTTAATACCTGACACAGTTCTTGTAGATACTGTAAATCCATTTCTTGACCACATCTTACCTGCTCTAGTTGCAGGTTTAAAAGAACCATTAGGTCCACAAAAATCTTCTTTAAGTTTTTCGTTTTGTTCTAGTGTATCCATAACAGACATAACAGAGTTCATAGCAATGTCTTCATTACCACCTACCCACATAATTCTTATGTTTGGATTTCTACAAATAAGCCATATAACAAAATGTATTAATAATTCTGTTTTGCCATGTCTAGGCGGACTTAGTATCATTTGCTGTCCACCATAAAGCAGAGCTTTGTTAATTGATTTTATCCAATTCTCATGAAAGTCTGCTGTTTCAAAAGGTACACCTTGTTCTGTTAAAAAATATCTATCTCTAAATTTTGTAAAGTCATCTAAAGATTGTTTAGCATCATCAGATACTTCCCACTCTGCAGCTTGTTTATCTTTTCTTGCATCTTCTTCAAATGCACCTAGTAACCTAGATATGTGTGCAGGTGTACATTTAAGTTCTTCTGCTATTTGATTTCTACTAAGTCTGCCTTGTATAAGGTCCATAGCATAACCTTCATTAACAAACTTATCGTATAGTGCTCCTCTACGAACTTGTGTTACTTTACCTTTGTTAACTTCTTTTACTTCAGGTTCGTACTCTCTACCTTTATCTTTGTATCTAGCTTTACGCTTTGATTCTCTGTAGTAACAAGTTTTAGAACAATATTTTGTTTTACCTGGTGGCAGTAAGTTTTCGCATTCAGGACTTATGCAAAGTACATTCTTTACCATTTGACTTTATCAGCCCAGTATGCTGCGGACATCTTGCCCTTCTTAATATTTTTAGCATGCCTGGCTTTAAAAGATTTTCTCCTAGCTTTTTGTTTTGCTGATGATGGATTTTTACCTGCACCTGATACACCTTGCTGACCAAATCTAATTAACTTTAATTTATGTCCTTCTTGTGCTAATACAACATGTGACTTCTTAGGATGTTTAGGTGTACGCTTTGGTTTGTTTACACCTTTAAGTCCATGTTTTTTAAGTAAGTTTTTTTTTCTAGTTTCGTGTGCCATTACTTTTTAAAACCTCTCAATGTTTTTGCAAGTCTAGCTTGTTTAACAGTTCTAGCATCATACTTCTCAGGATTTTTTAAAACCTTAGATTGAAATTGTTTTGTAGTCATACCACGCTTTTTAGCTTTAGCAGTAAAAGCACCAGGTCTTTTTATAGCTGATTGTATCCATTTTTTATTAGCCATTATTTCTTTTTCTTTCTAATAGCTCTTGATTTCTGTACAGCTTTCAAATCTATTCTCCTACCTTCTTTGTAAGCCTTAGCTGTTCTTCTAATCTCAGCCGCGACTTTAGATTTAGAGTTCTTTTTATTCTTAAGATATTTAGCAGGAACACCTTTTTCATATTTAACTTTTCTCCTACTTCTTTTTTTTGGCACGAGACTTACCCTTCTTCTTTAAATCATTATCTTGAGAATGACCACCCCTAATAAAAGAGTTAACTCTACCCATAGCCCAAGCTGCCATAGAAGCTGATTTACTTCCTGAAGAAAGATACGCACCTTGTCCACGCCTATATACTTGTGCCAGTTGCCCATATGTATACTTACTATTCTTAGCCTTCTTTTGTAGCGTTGCTTTAGTTTTTGCATTAATAGGTTTTCTAGCAGGTTTTTTAGAACTACTCTTCTTCTTTGGTGGCATTCATTTTCTCCATGTTTTCGTTATAGTCTATAACAAACTTTTCTACTAATGTATCTATTTTAGATATGTTAGGTTTTTTATTAATTAAAACACTACCACATGCTTCTGACAAGTCTATTGCCCATTCTTTTAGAGCAATAGGACTTGTAAATACATTAACCCCTTTTTTAATACCAGGCATTAGAGCTTCTTGTACTTACTCTTCTTCTTGGCTTTGTATCTCATTTTTTTGCCTTTTTTGTCTATTGGCACGATTTCTCCTAACTTGCTTGTTGTAATCTATACATATTAGATTAACACAAGTCCATTTGTTATTCTTGTATTCTATTTGCTTTCCACACTTTTTACAGTGATTGTTTTGCATTTAATACATTATACTAGAAATCAGAGTGGCGTGAGGTTTTCCTCCTTTTACCTTACGCTGCTCTAACTTTATCTAACAAGTGGTAACTCACAGTAAACTCGTTTGCAACCCCTGTGCTTAGTAGTACATCTATCGGCACTATCAAAGAGCGTGAAAAAAAATTTTTATTTTCTGCATCTACAATTCTGTATTCTTTGTTAATTATCCAGTCCATAATGTATGGTATGAGCCTCTCAGGATTCCAGTAAAGAATGCGGTTGGTTGGGTATATCCAGTACATAAGAAAATCAGGGAATGTTTTTAATGCACATCCTATACGCTTATCTGTATCCCCATACACTATTTGTATTTCTAGTGCTACATTCCCTGTATCTTCCGCCCTGGTGTCAGTTTTGACTTCTACATATCTAGCACCTAGTTCATTATTTATAATAAAGAAATCAGCACCTTTCAGTTGTTCTTCTTTTCTAGCATCTCTGACAATAAACTTGTTTTTATCTGTCTCTGTCTTTTGTGATTCGTAGTAGAGTTTT